CTGGATAAGCATGACACCGGTGCCAATTGACAGGTCAAGCAAGAACTCGCCCATCGCCAGGTCAAATGATGTCTGCTTGATAATGCTGAAAAACTTGTCTGTGTAGTTCTGCAAGCCCTCCCTAACTTCATCCTGTGCCTCGTCAGGTATTTCCGTACCAGGCAGTAAAACCATCCAATCTTTGTCGGGCGGGAACAGCCCAGCTTGTATGCGGTTGGCAAAACGCTGGACACCGTGGACGGCGGTGCTGTCAAACACCTGGAGATTTTTTACTCTGCCAGGAACGCCGCCTTCCCAATAGCCGTCATAAAGATTTCTTTGGGGCAACGCATACTGATAGCATTGCTCATAAAGAGTCCGCCAGTTCTCTTTGCGGGACCAGGCGGTGTGATATCGCTTGTTAACGTGTTCCCCTGATAATCTCATTAGCTGGTGGTTCCCGCACTAGAGCGAGAGTAACCAGCGGGGCCGAGTGTTGTCTGTGTGGGTACGCCGAGAAAAGGATTGTCCCGTTGAGCTAGTAAAGCTCTGCGACCGCCGGTACGCCGTGCCCGTTTTCGTGCAGATATTTCACGCTGGCTTTGTGCCTCCCGTGCTTCCAGACGAGCCTCTTGCTCTTGCTGGGCTTTAATCATTTCTGGGTCGGGACCAGGCGGAGCGGGTGGTGGTTTTGGTTTAGAAAAAATAGCACCCATATTTTTAAATCCTTGCGAGTATATAAAAATCTTTTCCGTCAGGGCCGTATCGTTTTAACAACCCCTCCTCTTTAAAATAGAGAACCTTGGACCATTTGAGAGCCAGAAAATTATCGGAATGTACGGTGATCTGAAGGCGAACAAGGTTTAACTCTGACATAAATCTGTCAAGTATCAGCTTTGTTACTCGGTGAAATGGCCGTGCATGGTCGGGCAGAGTCTCGTCTGTAATCAGCCAGCATTCACCGACACCTTGCCAAAGTGGTATACAGCCAAATATGCAAATGACCTGGCCCTTGTAACACGCCATATAGGCGGGGCCCATAGTGGCATAGCCTGACAGAATTTTGTGAAAGTCAGGTATGTGTTTAAAAAATGTAGCGTCCGTGCCACGGGGCTTGAGCATGGGCACCAGGGCTGGCTCAAAGTTAATCAGCTTGTAATCTGCTTGCAATCTGGCCGCATCGTTGAGAGCGTTAATGTCCTCAAGCAAAGACATCAAAATCCGACTTGGCGATTGGCGGCTGGGTAAAGTTTATTGGCCGCTTGGTCATGCGTTTGTGTTCGCCCTGGAGGACGAGATAGCCGTAAGCGTCACCAACGTGAGAGTGTTCGTTTTTGTTTGGCACATCCCGAAAGCGTTCCTGACCGGAGCCCATAGATACACGGCTGAAGTAATACCCACCGGCTAGAGCTTTGCGGGTACGCTGGCACTTCTTGTCAATGACAAGCCCAGGGCGTTTATCAAAATAGCGGATCATAGGTGCGGCCATCGCTTCACGCCTGGTCTTCCAATCGTTAGTCGCCGCCGGTCGAGCCAGCAAGCCTAGTGTCTTCAAATGATCGAAGGCCGTAACCTCGAATATCTGATCTCTCTGCATACCGGCTGGATCACCCCAGACAATGACATCCGCCTTGGGAAACACGACCTCAATCTCTGATTTCAACTGGTTGCCAAACCTTTCAAGACCCATGTCAAAGGTGACAAGCTCATGCAGTACACGCCATTGGCCGCTAGGGTGTTTCTGTCCAAAAACCGCCGCCGGTGTCAATCCAAAGTCCAGGCCGATTTGCAATGGCAAACTCGGATCAAATTTCAGATTATCTTCAGACATGGCCTCATCATCGTATTCCGGCGTTATAGGGCGACCTTCCTGGACAAAGGTATATTCACCCTTTGCGTAGCACCTGATCCAATCCAGGTTCTTGCCGCCGACTAGCTGGTCATAGTAACCGGCTGGCAAGTTGGGCAAGTTCTCGGCACTTGGGTTTGTCATCCACCATCGACCGGCAGACTTGGTGAACCCGTTAAACTCCGGCTCTGCTGGCAGTTCATCCTCCGGCACTTCCAGAACGCCGCCTTGCTGTCTGAAAAACTTCCAGGCAAACTTGCCACTTGGGGCTTCCTTACCTTCGGAATATTTATAATACCAATGGTCATCGTCCATTGGGTTCGTGTCCATCCAAATGCCACGCCAGCTTGCACCGCCGTCAGCCTTTGTAGGATAGCGGCCTACACGGTGCGACAGCCCCTGTAAAATTGCAACGGGCAGTTCCCTAGCCTCGTTAATCCAGGCACCGGTTAATTCCAATGACAACAGCTTCCGCACATCTTTTGGCTGATCCAAAGCTAAAAAGATCACTTCGCAATCCACCCCGTGGGCATCGCCACGGCTGGGCAGTTTTATATGATGGGTTATAGGCGGCGACCAATGAGCACGGCCCCAAACATTTTCTGGAAACAATTCCATCCATGTCTTCAAGGTCGTAGTTCTCAACATGGGGTAGCTGTTTCTGACAACAGCAAACCTTGAATATCTAATACCATCCCTGGGGCTGGGTTTTTGTTTGACAGCTCGTAACATGATCTCGGCGGCACAAGCGTAACTCTTGCCCGATCCGACCGGACCCATCAATCCACGGACAAAAGAATTGTCCTGGAGGAACTTCCAAATAACTGGAGCCGTTTTAAAATCAAGATCGAGGCTTGCTGTCTCTTTCATTTTCGTTTTCTGCCTTTTCACCGTCACAACAATCTGCTAGTGGCCGATGGCAGCGGCCACACTCGTAATGGCCACGAACCATCAATGGCCTTGTCCACGATCCGCACCAGGGACAGTCAAGTGGTTCCATCATCTTTTTTAACCGCTATAACTTCCGGCCCGTGCATCGTAATGCCTACGACACTAGGTGCTTTACTTTCTTCACTAATCGGTTCCAATAGCCCCGCACTTTTTGCCAGGACTTTAAGAACGCTGACTTTATCGTGGAGTTCAATTTCCAAAGTAGGGTCACCATCTTTGCTCCTTGTTACTCTAAGTTTTTTAATCGCATTGGCCACGGCGTCCGGTATTTCTTCCGAAGCCTTGACCGTGACATTGCCCTGGCTGTCCCAGCTAACAACATCGGTTAAGTTTGCCCTGGCAATATCAACCAGGGTCTGTGCAATGCCCTCCTTGTTCTGGGCAATAACATCACTACGTCCACGCAAGCGGTCGCTCAATTTCTTCACGCCGCCAAAACGGCCTGTGGGGTGAGGACTACCAGCCATTAAAATGGTATCTCGTCATCAAGATCGATCGGCGTATCAACTGAACCAGCGACACGCCCCGTCACTTTTTTTCTGGGTATGGTTCCACCATCATTACGTCACAACTTAAACTGCCGTCATCCCGTAACTGTGCAACCGGCAAAGCATCAAAAACCAGGTTAAAACCATCCTTACCGGATTTCCAAGGCCACGCCGAACCAATCTTGGTGCCGTAGTCTTTCCCGTCCTTGCCCTTCCGCATAACTTTTAAATCATATCTATCAGCCATTATTTATCTCCCATTTCAATTTCTCTAAGTATAAGATTGCGTCCATCAATTCTTCCTGGGCGTTCTCAATCCAATGGATCGCCGGTGCATCATTGTCTTGCATAGTTACTCCAAACCTCTTCATGCCCTGGCTACTTCGCAGAATAAATTTTCTAAGCACACGATTAACAACGGGGTCGCCAGTTAGATCAGCCATTCTTTTTTGCCCTCTCAATAATTTCGCCAATGGTTAATCCGATACGTTTAGGATCAGTTCTCACATAGCCGCTCGATACGGACCGTTCAGCGGCCATGTAGGCCGAGGTCATATGAGCCGCTACAGCAATGGCCATTGTGAGCCGCTCACTCTCTGGTAGCTTTTCTAATGCCTGTGTGATCTCAAAAACTAAACTCATCAAAAAACCCTTAAATATTTTTGTGAGATCCCCACACGCACACGGCGAGGGCGGGGGGGCAAAGGGTCGATTCTTTGTAGCTGGGCATTTTATTTTTTTTCTCCTGGCCAGGGCATCACATTGCTATCCGAACGTATAGCTATGTGACATCAAGGTCAATCTCTTAGAAAACCAAGGTGAGGCGGCGTACTCTGGCGTTTGTCTCTGCACTCTGCCAGCTTGTCTATCGCCCTAGTCTTCACCTGGTCTACGGTCAACCCCTTGACTGTCAGGCACTCGGTCGCAAGCTCGATCGCTCGTAGGTTCACCAGCCTTAACTCGCCGGTCGCCTCCTCCGCCGCTCGTGCATACCATCGTGCGATTACACTTCCATCAACTAGTCTACCCTCCTCTACCCCTTCAGTCTGTTTACTCGCTTCGTTTTCAATGGTTGGCAAGTCTTCCTCCAACACAGGTGCTGGGTCATCCTTGTTCATGCTGTCAATCAACTCTTCTTGGTCTAGCCTGGGGTCGTAGACTACTCGCCAAACTGTACCCATCACATGACGCCACTTTGGATGTGATCTGTACTTGCTCACCTTCTCGATGTAGCCCAGCTTCTCGCACCTGGTCAGAGCCCGTGTGACGTTCTTGCGATTGGTCCCTACCAGGTCAGAGATTGTCTGTGAGTTTGGCCAGGTAAAGCCTTGTCCGTTTGCATAACTGCATAGCACCGTGAAGATATGGAAGTCACCTAACGTAAGCCCTTTGCCTTTGTTCTTTGAGTTAGGCCGCTTTACGTTCCAGACCGCTCTGGTCGGTATGCGGCCAAAGAAGCTAGGCGGTGAGTTGCTTGACTTCCCGAATGATGGCTCTGCTTGCTTGCTCATACTGCTTCCTTTCTATCGCTTGTAACATCAGCCTTCTATGCTGACATCTGAACTCAACGTCTTCCTTGATCTCGATCCAACTGGGAAACCATTTGTACTGATCAGGTATCTTTGTCAGGCTTTCCATGACAGCATCCTTTGGGTATTCCTTGAGCTTCTCTACGAAGGCTTCCAGGATAATATCCAGGTCACCGCCATCGTTCTTGTGTGACATGAGAGCCCTCATCTTAAGCAACGCCTGGGCGATGTCGTTATCCTCGGCTGGTGTCATCGTTGCCTTGATTGCCTGGCCCAGTTCTTCGAGCTTGTCGTTGCTGATTGTATTATTGATCTGATAGCCTTTAAGATCGAAATCATGTGTGTATTCTTCTTCGACTTTTAAACCGGCTGAAAGCGTCAACGAGTTGACCGCTGTTCTGTCGGCTGTTAGTGCGTCTGCTGGCGTGTGTAATGTCAGTTTGTTCATCGAGCCACCTCTCCTGATTAAGCCATGTTGATGGATTGCAAATGTAGTTTGGGTCTGGGTCATACTTAGCCAGGCCAGCCATGATGGTTTTATGGGGTGTTTTTTTGATTGCCCGTTTGTATGATTTGAGTGCTGCCCCTTTACCTACCCGCTTGGGATATTGTTTCCAGAAATCGTCAAAGTTTGCCTTTGCTAATAAAGACTCATGACGGTTCATTGACGGTTGGGGTGTCGCCTCCGACACTACCCCCGTGTCGCTACCGACACTAGTGTCGACTCCGACACCCGTGTCTCTACCGACACTACCCACAGTAATTCTATAGGTTGTAGCCACGCCGGTTTTGCCCGTGCGAACTCGCTCCAGTTCACCCAGTTCGACCAGTTGATTTATGGCATTTATGGTGTTGCGGCGGTTTACATTCACATACTTGGATAGTCTGCCCAAAGATGGCCAGGCTATCCCCGCGGGGTTGCAATGGTCAGCAATAGCCAGCAATACCAGCCGAGCCGTTCCCTTTGCCTGTGAACCCTCCCATACATTGCCCATGATCTTAACGCTCATTCACGCCACCCAACGCCCTGTCTCGTTGCCCATAGTGTCCCAGCCATCACGATCGGTGCGGCTGAATAGCTCCAAATACGGCCCTGGGTATAGCTGTTCGATCCGCTCATATATCTCGTCAGGCTTGCGGCTATGTTCCCGCCTGGGCGACATAATGATCTGATGTACGCCGCCTGATAATCTTGAGGGTTTTCCACGAGTCGCAAGCAAACACAACTCGGCGTTCTGACGGGTGTGATAGCCTAGTCCCATGAAGAGAGAATCCGATTTACTGTTCTTTTTAACCCAGACAAAGCCAACCGTTTTGTAGGTATACCCCCAAGCATCAATGAGCTTGAAAGCGTCATCAAGCATTGTACTAATAGCCCACATAAGTAGAACACTGTTATCGGCGGCAAGATCAGCAACCCGCATACCAGCAATATCGTTCTGTTCCATAACGTCATAATGGTTCTTTGCACTACGGCCCTCTCCCTTGTTTGACCACGACTTCCATGACCACGGCGGGTCAGCTAATATGACCCCGTAGCTCATGTCATTGTCCTGTATTCAGCCTCGGCCCGTTTTACACAGGTCGGGCAAATGTCCATGCCCCCAGGTATGACAACTTGCTTCATTGTGCGGAACCTTTCGCCAGCGATACACTCGACTACCGGCTTGTTGTATGTGCGGTCTTTGCGATAGATCATGTGATCACCTCCACAGGTGAGACATCTAACGTACTGACTGTCATCACAACGCCCTGGGTAATCTCCACCCGCTCCCATTTCATGTACAGTTCGTGTATCCAATGATCGTCCTCTATCAGTCTTAGATGTATCGCCAGGTCACACA